GTCGGCAAGACCGGCGACGACGAGGCGATGGCCGCCACTCTGACCGATGTAGGGACGATCAACGACAAATCGACGACGCTTGCCACCGAGGACGGCGAAACGCTGACCGCAACGGCAACGGGCGGGATCGTGGTTGCCGAAGAGGAGGGCGAGCCGGTCGTTACCCTGACGACCCGCGTCAAGGAGATGGACTTCGACAAGGAAAAGATGTTCAACGGGGCAGAGGTCTCGGAGGACGGCGACGAGCTGACCGTCAAGACCAACGTCGTATCGGACGACTTTTCCGTGAAGCTCACGCCCAAGAATATCGGTGCTATCGGCATCAAGATTCGTCGGTCGCATGTTTCGTTCCGACCGGGCAGCTCCGAGGAGGAAGGATCGTATGTCGATCTCACGTTCAAGGTGCTCGCCTGCTCCGACGGGGAGCTTTACAAGAAGTTCCGCGTCAAGGCCGCAGACTGGGCCGCGCAAGCAGGGGCATAACATCGCAAGATGCTGACAAGCGGAAAGACGCCCTTTGCGGTTGGAGGAGAAACCGCAATCCGGAGGGTTGGCAGAGTGGCTGAATGCACCTCACCGCTAACGAGGCAAGCCGTCAGGCTTCGGAGGTTCGAATCCTCCACCCTCCGCAATTTTATTCAGAATATGGAACAGACTACTATCGAAAGCCGCGTCGCATCGGCCATACTCGAAAGAAATGTAGGGAATATCGAGATTGAGGGTGTCACCTACGAAATAGCGCCGCCGTCTATCGCAACGCTCATCGTCGTTTCGGAGTTCATCGCCTCCCTCCCGATTGTGGAGAAAGTGGAGAAAACCGAGATCGTAAATTCCGTACTGCATCATGCGCGGTTTTTCCGGCCTCTCGGCGACATCGCGGCGACGCTTATCCTCGGAGCGAAGAGCCTCACCGAGGAGCGCGTCGTCGTGCAGGAGAAACGCTATTTGTTCGGTCTCATCAAGCGCAAGAGCAAGAAGAAAATCAAGATCGACAAACGGGCGGAACTCGCCAAAGCCATTTTAGAGAACGTCCGTCCGACGGTTCTGTTCAACGTCGTCGTACAACGGCTTCAAGACATGGAGATCAGCAGTTTTTTCGCCATTACCACTTCCCTGTCAGAGGCGAATATCCTCAAACCAACAAAGGAAGTGGTAAAAGGCTGAACGACAGCATTTGGGCTACCGTTCTCGGAATCGCAAGAACGCTCGGAGTAACAGAGAAATACGCTTTATACGACATCAGTTATGTAAACGCGATCATGTATAGCCGTGCAATGCCGATGCCCGGCGACAAAGGCGAGAACGGCAACGCGCCGCTTTACGATGGCAGTAAAGACGCGAATAACCCTGAAAATTTCACGGATTTCACAGATGACGAGGAGATTGTAAGAATATGAAAAACGACGACGGCGCATTAAGTTTCGGCACGGCGATAGATATGTCCGGCTTCGATGCCGGCATCGAGCAGATCGAGGGGAAAGTCGCTGGATTGACCTCCAATGTTGAAGTTGAGACTTCCAAAATCTCTCAACTGCTCGCCAACGTCCCGACCTTGAATATCGAAGTCGTCACAAATGCGTCGCAATCCCTTTCCACCATCGACACCGCATACGCCGAACTCGACCGAGTGATTGACACCAACCGCTCGTCCGTATTGGCGTTGGAGGAGCAATATCGGCAGCTCGGCTCCGAAATCTCGAATCTCGGACGGCAGGCCGCAACTCCCGCTATTCAGGCCGAATACGATGCCCTCAAACAGCAGCAGACGGCGATCAAGGAGAATATAGCGTTACGCAAGAAAATCGTTACCGAGGCCGAGAAAGTCGGCGACGAACTCTATCAGACCGAACAGCGGTTGAAGAAAGAGGCCGCGGCCGCCGAAAAGAGTGCCAACAGCCAAGTATCGCTCCGCACCCGATTGAGGCAATTACGGGAAGAACTCGTAATGATGGAGGCATCGGGACAGCGCGGCACGGCACAGTATCGCGCCTTGCAGGAAGAGGCGGGAAAACTCACCGACGCATGGGCCGACGCCACGGCGCAGGCAACGATCCTCGCCCATGACCAGCGCGGTATGCAGGGTCTTATTTCGGGACTTTCAGGTGTCGCAGGGGCTTTCTCCGTAGCACAGGGCACGATGTCGCTTTTCGCGGGCGAGAATGAGGATTTGCAAAAGATCATGGTCAAGGTGCAATCCCTCATGGCTATTACCATCGGATTGCAGCAGATACAGCAAACCCTCAATAAAGATTCGGCATTCACCCTCGTTACCTTGAATGGTCTCAAAGAGTGGTGGAACAAGCTCACGGGACAGAGTGCCGTCGAGCAGGCCGCCGAAACCGCCGCGACCGAGATCAATACCGCAGCACAGGTAGCCAATGCAACGGCGACGGCCGCCGATACTGCGGCGCAGACGGCCAATAATACAGCTACCGCAGGAGGGACGGCCGCACAAGTGGCGAATACCGCATCGACAACGGCACAGACTGCCGCGACGACCGCCGGAACCGTCGCTACAAAAGCCATGTCCGTAGCAATGAAAGGTCTGCGGGCCGCGCTCATTTCTACCGGCATCGGAGCATTGGTCGTTCTTTTGGGGTCGCTCGTGAATTGGCTGATGAAAGCGTTTGAGGCGTCATCGAAAGCCGATAAGAAATTCGAGGAGCAGCAAGAAATCCTCAAAGCAGGCAACGAAGCCTACATCAAGGCTTCTATGGAGATCGAGAACTACAAAAACAAACTCGAAAGCTTCAAGGGGACAAAAGCGCAGGAGAAAGAAGTTGTCAAAGAGCTGAACTCCAAATACGGGGAGGCAATGGGTTACTATAAAACCCTTGCCGAATGGAAAACCGTCTTAAAGCAAAAGGGCGAGAAGTATTGCGAAATGCTCATGCTCGAAGCACAGGCGCAAGCTCTTTTGACAAAAACGACCGAAGCATATATCAAGCTCCAAGAGGTCAGAGCAAAGGCCGAAAACGGCGATTTCAACAAGTGGTGGCGTGGAAAGCGCGGAGATAATCGTGCAGCGCAAAAGGCCATAAATGAAGCGCAGGAAGAATACGAAAACTGGAAAAAACAATGGGGAGAGATACAGGAAAAAGCATCTCAGTTCAAAAAAGATAACGACCTCGATTTCCATATCGACCCGTCCAAAGACAAGTTCGACCCGAAAAAGGCGGCTCTCACGCAAAAGAAATCCATCGAGGAATGGAAGAAAGCGGTCAAGCAGTATATCAAGGATGCGCATAGCGAGATAGCCGACTATACGATTGAGGCGATGGCAGAGGGACAGTCCAAAGAACTCAATCAGATAGAACTCGATACCGTCCGCAAGCGTAATGCGTGGCGTCAGCAGTTGCGCCAACTCGCCAAGGTTAGGCAGGATGCCGAGAAGCAATATTACATGTCGCAGAAAGGCGCGACGGAGGTCAAATGGGCCAATTCCAAGCGCGGCAAGATGACTATCGACGATTACGTCAAGGAGTTACTCCAAGACCCTAAAATCGCCGAGGAGTTCAATCGCGTATTAACGGCCATCACAGAGCAGGGAGAGCGGGAAAAGGCCGAAATCCGCAGGAAATACACCGACGCGCTGATTGACGAATACGGCACGGTCGAGCAGAGGATCGAGAAACTCAATCGGGAGTGGGCGAAGAAACTATCCACTATGCCGACCGAATACCTGCACAACGCGATTAAGCAGATGAACGCCGAGTTTGCCGCATTGGAATCTGCGGATTTCAAAAAGTCGATCAACTGGGAGAGCGTATTCGGCGACCTCGGAAAACAGTCGTTATCGACCTTGCAATACAACCTCGACAAGATCAAGGCTTATTTCGCCTCGAACAAGGATTCGATGGGCGCAACCGAGATCAAGGACTATCAAGAAGCGATTACCAAGATGGAGGAGGAAATCGCCTCTCGAAACCCCTTTGTCGCCCTGCACAAGTCGATCAAGGACATAGGCAACGCCAAAACGGAGTTCGTCGCCGCATTGCAGGCATGGCACGACGCGCAGGATGGGATCACGACCGCGCAGCGGGAATACAACGAAGCTCTCGCCGTCGAGCAGGCCCTCCGCGAGCAGATTGATTTGGGTACTCTCACGGAGGACAGCGATAAGTACCGCGAAGCCGAAGAAAACCTGAAATTGGCGAAATTCCGCGTTGCCGAAGCGACGGAGCGCAACTCGCAGGCTGAACAGCGGGCATTATCCGCACGTAATAATATCACCGTTTCCTACAAGAATTTCGCAACGCAACTGCGGGCTGTCGGAGGCGTGATTTCCGGGATCGGCGGCCAAGCGCAGAACCTCGCGGCGATATTCTCCGATGATGTCGCAAATGGTATCGGCAAGGCCCTCGATACTATTGACGCGGTATTGGATGCCGCATCGACTGTCATGGATGCCATCGGAGATGTCGGCAAAGGCGTCGCCGAGGGCGTAGAAGCTACCGTTGATGCAACGGCACAGGGTGCAACGGCCGCAGCAGCAGCCGGAGCCGCCTCTATATCAACCATCGAGAAAGCATCGGTTATCCTCGCCGTTATTTCGGCGGCTTTGCAGGTCGCTACGGCCATCGCCAACCTCTTCAACGATGACGATTCCAAGCAGAAAGAAATCGAGAACCTGCAACGCCGCATCGACCAACTGCAATGGGAACTCGACAATGCCGATACCGTCCGCTTGCAGAATAATGTCGGGGATGCCGTGCAGAAATTGAGGGACATCTACGCCGAAACCACGCAGGAGGTATTGCGTCTGCATCTCACATCACAGCAGTACGGCAACTCATGGACACGGATGATCGCCCGGATGCGCTACGATAGCGAGGTATATGAGAAATCCATCGAGAAGATTGCCGATGCGTATGCAAAGGTAGCCTATACCGCCGATAAAGCCCTCGGAGGGAAGAGATACGACGAAAGCCGCAAGCAGCTCGAAAACCTTGCAGAGCAGCAGATACTCATTCAGAAACAGATCAATGAGGAGCAAAGCAAGAAAAAGACCGATCACGGCAAGATCGAGGAGTGGCAGCGACAGATTCAGGAGATCGCCCAAGAGATGGCATCCATCATCAACGAGATGCTGGAAGACATCATCGGCTATACCGCCGCCGACCTTGCCTCGGAACTCGGAGATGCTTTCTTCGAAGCGGCCAAGCAGGGAGAGGATGCGATGGAGGCATGGCGCAAAAAGGTCAATGATATTGTCGCCGATGTTCTGCAAAGGATGCTCGTACAGAAGTATTTGGAAGAGCGTATCGGAGGCATTTTCGACAGATACAAAAAAGAATGGTTCGGCAATGACGGCTCGTTCAAAGGCATCGACGCCGTGATCGGTTCGATGAATGGATTTGCCGGAGAACTCAATCAGGTCGGAGAAGAGTTCAACGCGATCTATCAAGGTCTGTCCGATAGCCTTAAAAATTATTTCACGGGAGATGCCGAGCGCGAGGGAATGAGCAAGGGGATCGCCACCGCGTCGCAGGATAGCGTCGATGAGAACAACGCCCGCCTGACGACCATTCAGGGGCATACCTATACCCTCGTACAAGGCATGAATGACCTGAATCGCACGAGCAATGCCGTCCTCGACAAACTGACGGGCATTGAGAAGAATACCTCCGAGGCCAACGACAAGCTCGATAGGGTCGATAAGAATATCAAGGACATCAAAAACACGGTTGATGATATTGACCGGAAAGGATTAAAACTCCGCAGCTAAATGAAAGAACTCATCAGACGAATACAGAGGGAATGGAGGGCGGCCAAAGATGCCGCCCAAGCCCAATGCGCCGATAGCGGGCAGTATGAAATGGCCGCAAAACTCGAAGCCTGCGACATGTTCAAAGGCGACGAGACATTGGAAGAGTTGATCGGGCTGATGTTCTCCCCGCGAGGGGTCGAATTTATGACGGCCTACAACTTCCCCAACATCGCCACATTCAGACGATTCAAGAAGTACCACCCGGAGCGATACGGGGTATATATCGACAGTGGCGAAATCTCGCTTTTGGAGGCTCGGAAAGTCTTTTTGATAGGAGATACCACCGCCGAGCTGAAATACCGCGAAACCGCCGGAAATCGGCTATTCCTAATGTGCGGAGCAAAAGCCTCCGTCGCGGCATCGGGATATGCGGTCGTCAAGGTCGAAAAGGATAAGGATTCCGAGGTGAGTTACATCGTTCAGGACAACGCGAAAATCCTATGGTAGGCAAGCTGTTCATAGACGGACTGGATGCGTTCAGCGAATACGGCATCTTCGTAGAGCAGTACGGGTACAAGGCACTCGTACAGATGCCGTCATTCAAAAAACTGAATAGCACCGAATGGCCCGAATATGACGGCGAGGAAACAGATCTCTCTAATCCGATCCTCGACAGCAAGACATTCTCGATACCGTTTTGCATCACCGATATTTTGAGCGCGAGCGATCTGTTCGAGGTGCTTTCCGATGGGGCATATCATATCTTCGACTTCGCCGAACTCGGCAAGTCCTACAAACTGCGGCTTCTGACCAATCCCGCATTGTCCGCCAAAATCCAGCTCGGAAAAATCACGCTGAATTTCGCCGATGACTTCCCGCCCGTCTATCCGACCGACGAGACGGACATCGAGAGCCTGAACGAGTACAATACGCTGCTGAATCAGGCTCCCTATGCAACAGCTCCGGCGGGCTTCAAGCAGAACGGCTACGAGATGGATGATGTCGATTTTTCCCGCTTCGGGGTCTATGTCCTCGACGGCACGGATCGGAATATTCAGAAAGCCCCGAATGTCCGCGAGAATCTGAAAGTCGATGTAACCAATCGGCCCGGAGTAAGCTATGACGGAGAATCGGTTTTCTACAAGGCGAAAGACGTTGCGATAAAGCTCTTTATCTATGCCGATAACATCGCTCAATTTTGGGAACGCTGGTATGCGCTTTTCACCGCCCTGCTGAAACCCGAACTGCGCAAATTATACAACGACAACTCTTTGGAGGAGTATAATTGCTACTACAAGAGCAATGCGGTAACGCGGTTCGATATTCGCCGCAACGGGCGGGTGTGGTGCGAGTTCACCGTAACCCTGACCTTTCCCGATTCGCGGCCCGACGGTAATTACTGCGTATTGGCGACCGAGGATAAGGAGGTAGTGATAACCGAGCCGGAAGAGGGCCTCATTGTATTTAGAATTTAACTCTACAAGGATATGATAAAGAAGAAAATATCGGAACTCCCCGAATGCACCTCATTCAAAGGGCTGTGGACTATCGGTGTCGATATATTCAACAAGAGCGTCAAGGTGTCGCTCGAATATATCCAGTCGGTCGTCGAGGGGATGAAAGCGGCGACAAAAGATGCCACCGATGTCACCGATGCAGCATCGAAGAGTGCCCAATCGGCCATCAATGCCGCGCAAAAAGCACAAGAAGCTACGACCGCCGCCAATACCGCAACCACGAACGCCAGCAATGCCACCGCCGCCGCGATTGAGGCGAAAGAGGATTGCGAGGAGGTGATCGCCGCCGCTGCGGAATTGGAACCGCTGAATCTTGTGCCGACTGCAATGACGGTAGAATACCCCTCGCGCCTGCTGGTCGGCAATATGGCGGAGAATTTCATCCGCGCCACACTCACTCCGGCCAGCGTCAAGCCGAATGTATTGTTCCTCGGCGACGATAAGGCCGTATCGGTAACTCCCGACGGACGCATTACGATCCTTGCCGCCGGAACCAGCATCATCCATGTCATCCCGACCTGCAACGTAGCCCTCTACAAGACGATTCAGATCAAGGTCTCGAAGCCTACGGTCAGGTTGGTAACACTCTCGTCGATCCGCCTCACGGCAAACGGTAATTTCAGGTTCAATTAAAAACAACATCAAGCTATGGCAAGACAAGGTTACATCAGCGAATTTATGAATGGCGGGCGCATCCTCTCGCATGGCAAGATCGAGAACCTCGCAGACGGTTTCAGCCTGCCGAATGACGCGCTGTTCTCGATCTACATCAGGCCCAAATACAGCAGCTCCACCGTGGACGCCGTATTGAGCGTGAAATGCTATCAGGACGACGAATTTTCCGACGCTCCGGTAGTGCTCAACGATTGGTCGCCGATGGCGATCAAGGCCATCGCACCGAATGCGGATTTTCTCAACACTCACGACCTCTATTGGGGAGCTGGGACTTACGTCGAAAAGGTATGATCGTCTCGGTTTTCATCTCCCTATCGCGGCGGCTGCGCCAATGGGCGACATCCCGTAGGCAAAAGAAAATGCGGCTGAATACCGCATCGTCGGTGATGTTCATCGCATCGAAAGGAAAAACGGTTTTCAAATTCTTAAACGACAAATAGCTATGACAGCAGAACAAGAAGCAATCCTCGAACAGATTATCGAGGCTTTTCAGAATGGCAAGCGATTGAGCGACTTGCCCGATGTATCGGGAACCAACCCGTTCAACCTCATTTGCGAGGTATTGGAGGACGGCGAGAGCAAAAAGGCCGCGCTCGCAACGCTCCTGCCTTACATGGAGGAGGAATGCAGCTACGGCATCGAGTTCGACACCGCTGTATCCTCGCCTGCCTGCACCCGTATCGGCAATCTCTCCCTGCACAAGAGCCTGCCGATCCACAACCGGATGAAAGGCTGCCTGCTCAACGACGACGGCGAGGTCGTGGAATATCTCAATCCGGCAAATTGGACGGGACAGACGCGCGACGGCTCGCGGGGTCAGGTCATGGTCGAACTTCCCATGCACTACCGCAAATTCGAGACTGACGGCACGAAGCGGCGGGTACGCATCAGCGAGTACCCTCTCCCCGGCTATCGTCTCGTCCCAGGGAATAGATACGTTTCGGCGTATCAGGCTACCATACAGCGCAGCACGACGACCCTCTGCTCGGTCGTGAATATGGATGCCGACTACCGAGGCGGCAACAACAATACGGCGTATGACGGAACCTATCGCACGTTCCTCGGACGCCCGGCGACGGGTATCTCCCGTACCAATTTCCGCAATTACGCCCGCAAACGCAAGTCCGGTTCGACGGAATGGAACTGCATGACCTACGACATCCAAAAAGAACTGTATTGGCTCTTCGTCATCGAATATGCCACGCTCAACTCGCAGGCGACGTTCAATGCGGAAAAGGACAGCAACGGCTATGCACAAGGCGGCCTCGGAGCAGGTGTAACGAACATGTCCGATTGGAGCGGATTCAACGGCTATTATCCGTTCGTGCCGTGCGGCCATACCGACGAACTCGGAAACGGCACGGGCGAGGTAGCATACCCCGTCATCAATGAGGACGGATCGACCCGATGCACGGTCATGGTTCCGCGCTATCGGGGTGTCGAGAATCCTTTCGGTCATGTTTGGCAATGGACGGACGGCATCAACATCCGGATCAGCCCGACCGAGGAGAATGGCGGCGACGGGTTGAGCAAGGTATTCGTCTGCACCGATCCGGCCAAATTCTCGGATAGCGGTTACGACGGCTACGCCCATGTAGGCAACGAGGCCCGCGCAGAGGGATATGTCAAAGAGGTGATTTTCGGCGAGGGAGGAGAGATCATGCCCTCCGTCGTAGGAGGCGGTTCTTCGACCTATTTCTGCGACTACCACTATACCAACATCCCGACGGCCGAAGCATTGCGCGGTGTCCTGTTCGGCGGTGCTGCGCATGCCGGCTCGCATGCCGGTTTTGCGTCTGCGTTTTCGTCTTTCGCGCCCTCGTATACGTCTGCGTATATCGGGTCTCGCCTTTGCTTTATCCCCGCATAACGGATAACGCCACAGAAAACACGCTCGGCCAATAATTAAACGATACGACAATGGAGAATAACCATAATCCGATGGAAGATGACGGTTCGCTGGATTTCCTGAAAATCCCCGCCGACGAAACCAACAAGCATTTTAACTGCCCCGAAACGACGCAGCAGAAGTTGATAAACCTCACCTTTTGGGTCTGCGACTACATCGAGGGAGTGAAAACGAAGTTCGGAGAGAATCGGACGCTCGTCAAGATCAAGATGAATCGGGACGATCACGACCGCGATGCACGCAAGTTCTTCACCAATTCGCGGGAAATCAAATATGTCCTCGCCAAGATTCGGGAAATGGACAAATTCCCGCGACGGGTAACGATGCGGGCATCGGGAACGCGGTACTATTTGGAGTAATGTATAAAGGTTGGTTGCTCTTGCGGTGTCCTGTTCAGCGGTAATGCGAATAACAGCTCGAATGCCGGTTTTGCGTATGCGAATTCGAATAACACGCCCTCGAATACGAATGCGAATATCAGGTCTCGCCAATGATTTTCAGAAAGGTAAAAACATAAATTTTGAGAGCAACGACCCTGCCTCTCGGCAAAAAATATCACCTCAAAAAGGAGTTAGTAGGCGGTTTCGGGCATCCCGAACTGCCGAACGCCCCGAATATGAAAAGCAAAGCGTCGAAATGAAGCGTATAGGAAACTTATACGAAAAGATCATATCGCTGGATAACCTCCGCCTCGCCGATGAAAAGGCAAGGCGCGGGAAACTCCGCTCGTATGGCGTCTTGCTTCACGACAAAAACCGTGAAGCGAATATCCTTGCCCTGCATGAAACGCTGAAAAATCATACATTCAAGAACTCCGAATACAGCACGTTCACGATCTATGAGCCGAAAGAGAGGATCATATTTCGATTGCCGTATTACCCCGACCGCATTCTGCACCATGCAATCATGAATATCCTCGAACCGATATGGGTTTCGGTCTTCACAAAAGACACATATAGCTGCATCAAGGGCCGCGGGATTCACGGAGCGATGCGGAATGTCAAGCGGGCCATCAAAGACCGGGAAAACGCCCGATATTGCCTCAAAATCGACATCCGGAAGTTCTACCCGTCGATAGACCACGACGTATTGAAAGCCATCATCCGCCGCAAAATCAAATGCAAGGATACGCTCGCCCTGCTCGATACGATCATCGACAGCACCGACGGCGTGCCTATCGGCAACTATTTGAGCCAATACTTCGCAAACCTGATGCTCGCCTACTTCGATCATTGGATCAAGGAGGAGAAGCGGGTGCGATACTATTTCCGATATGCCGACGACATGGTATTTCTCGCCTCCACGAAAGAGGAGCTGCACATCCTGCTGGCCGACATCAAGAAGTATCTCGCAGCCTTGAAATTGACGTTGAAAGGCAATGAGCAGATATTTCCGATTGCCGAGAACCGGGCGGACAAGCACGGGCGCGGCCTCGATTTCGTCGGGTTCGTATTCTACCACAACCAAACGCTCATGCGCAAATCCATCAAGCAGAATTTCTGCCGCATGGCCGCGCGTCTGAATAAGAAACTCAATATCAGCGCGAGAGACTACAAACAGAAGCTATGCAGTTGGTACGGATGGGCGAAAGTCTCCAATTCAAAACATTTGTTAAAAACCATCATTAAATCGCAATTCTATGACACGTTCGTATTACGATGCAAGGCCGTCTAAATTCGAGGCCGTAGGCAACGGAAGCTACATCTACCGTTGGGATATTCAGGAAGAGGACGCCCCGCAACATCAGATCATTGCCGAGGGGAACGAGAAACCCATCGCCGAAACTCCGCGCAAGCAGTATTCCTGCTATGAGGTAGTTGTATGGGCGACCGTTACGAGTAACAAAATCACGGAAGCCGCCATCCGTGCAATGTGGGATGCCAACTACGAGCAGAAGCTCATCAATGAGTACAACGCCGCCAATCTCGGCGTATATGGCGGCTCCAAGTCGAGCGACGAGGCAAAGGCGAAGATCGCCTCATACAAGGACTTTCTCGCAGCGAGAGCCACGTTGAAAGCCCAAATCGACGCAGACTGCGCCGAGCTGAACATCGAATAAAATCAGATCATGCTGACCCTGCATTTCAACAACACGACGTTGGACGTACAGGAGAGCGATAGCAGCTACCGCTATCGCTCCCTCATGTCCAAGCCGCAACTCGTCCTGAAATTCTCCCTATCGGAATTTGTCGAAATTCCCGTCGGGGCATGGTGCGAGTATCAAGGCGTGAAATACAAACTCGGATCGCCGGAAAACATCAAGAAGAACGGAACCCGCAATATCGAATACACTCTTACCCTCGGAACATTGGAGGACAACATGAGCCTGTATAAGATGCGTAATCCCGTCGATAAACGCCTCAAATGGTCGATGTGCGCCAAGCCCCACGAACTCGTCGAAGCTATCGTTTGGAATCTCAACCAGCGCGACGGAGCCGGAGTTTGGAAAGTCGGCGAATGCCTCGATGCGGCGGAGCAGACGGTCGAGTTCAACCACACCTACGTCGATGCTGCATTGCAGGATGTCGCAAACAAATTCGAGACCGAGTGGGAAATCAACGACTATACGATTTCATTGCATAAAGTCGAGTATTTCAAGGATGATCCCCTGCCGCTCGCATACGGCAAGGGTAACGGCTTCGAGCCGGGTGTCGGGCGCACCACGCAGAGCGATGAATTGCCGATCAAACGGCTCTATGTTCAGGGCGGAGATCGTAATATCGACCGCTCAAAATACGGCTCAGCGGAATTGTTGTTGCCGAAGTCGCAGACGCTCGTTTATGAGGGCCGCATCTATCAATCCGACGCAGAGGGATATTCCATCGAGCGCATCGACAAAGTTTCCGATGCAGTCAAGGAGGACAGCCTCGATTGCTCCGAGATATACCCCTCGCGCGTGGGAACAGTATCGGCGGTCGAGTGCATCGACGCAGGAAAGAATTTCTACGACATCATCGACAATTCCATCCCCGCAGAGCTGAATTTCAACGATTATGTCATCGAGGGCGAGACGGCGACGATCATCTTCCAAAAGGGGATGCTCGCGGGCGACGACAAGCAGTTCGAGTTCAAATACAATCACTCGGAACGCCGCTTTGAACTCGTGCCGCAGGAAATCGACGGGGTTACGATGCCGAACGAAACATTCAGTCCCGCCGTCGGCGACACCTACGCCATTTTCGGTATCATGCTGCCGGATTCCTATATCTGTAACAATACGGATAAGACTGGGGCATCATGGGATATGTTCCGCGAAGCGGCCCGCAAGCTCTATGAGAACGAAGACCCGAAATTCACCTTTACCGGCACTCTGCAAGGACTATGGGCGAAAAAGAATTGGCTCCGTGTCGGCGGGCGGCTGAAAGTCGGCGGATATGTTCTGTTCACCGATGAGCAGTTCGCCCCCGACGGCATTCCGATCCGCATCACGGGTATCAAGGAATTTCTCACCTCGCCGTATGCTCCCGTCCTCGAAATCTCGAACTCGGTTTCAGGCAAGAGCGTATCGTCGCAACTTCGGGAGATCGGCCAAAACGAGGTGGCAACGGATAATAGCATCCGCAACGCCGTAAGCTATACCAAGCGTCGGTTCCGCGATGTCAAGGAAACGATGGCGATGTTGGAAGATTCGATGCTCGACAACTTCACGAACTCTATCAATCCGCTGACCGTGCAGACGATGATGATGCTCATCGGGGATGAGAGCCTGCAATTCCGGTTCGTCGCCAGCAAGACCGACCTCACAGCGGTAGGCAACGGTATCACCTACGACAACACGGCGAAGCAGTTGCATATCCCGCACGGATTCATCCAGCACATGACGCTCGGCATC